CAACCTATGTCAAACGATCTGAATACACTACACCCGATGGACGACCGGCGTCTCTTGCTCCGTGTCCCTCTGGTGTCATGCCACTCCAAGATGAATCCTATGAATGTCTCGAGTTTGAAGGAGACTCAGTGCTTGGAGTCTGCGTTGCAACCTATCTACGACGCAAATACCCTGACAAAAAGCAGGGATTCCTCACTGATGCTCGTAAAGAGCTCGTCAACAATGAGCGTATTGGAGCCTTATGTCAAAAGGTCGGACTGGATACATTCTATGTCATTTCTAGGCACAACGAGGAGTCTGTGGCTATTAATGGACGACGAAACATACAGAAACTGGGAGACATATTTGAAGCTTTTATTGGTGCGTTATGGACAGATTGTGGAAACCGATTTAACATTGTCTACTCATTCGTCACCAACGTTCTGGAAGCCTATTTGGACATCCAGGATGTTGTCACTACTATCACCAACTACAAGGATATCTTTCAGAAGTATTGCCAGCGTGAGTTTGCGACAACTCCTACGTATACGATGATAGAATCCAATGATCCTTTGATTCGGGTCACAATTGTTCTCAAAGGAAAAACGTTAAAAGAAACGGGTGAAGGAACCACTCGTAAGAAAGCAGAACAGATGGCTGCTAAACAAGCGCTTGAAGGATTCGGAGTTACTTTCGCTTCTGCGTAGTGACTCTAGCGTTTCGTCCACATTTGAAACGTTTGAGTGTTCGCCCTCGTGTCCATAATACAGATTTAACACAGACCGCGATGGGTCCTTTTTCATTTCGAAAGGTCTTTCCCACTTTCTTAATACACTTGCAAAACCTTCTTGTTTGATTAAGTCGTGCCATTGTGTCAAACTCAGAAGAATATATCCTCGCAAAGAATAAACATAATGGGCGGTGGTCTTCTACAACTCGTTGCTTATGGTGCTCAGGATGCGTATATCACTGGAAATCCTCACATTACCTTCTGGAAGGTTCTCTACAAGCGTCATACGAACTTTGCCATGGAGGCATTCCGTGTGAACTTCACGGGTGCCCCTCAGTATGGTCAACGTGTCGTTGCTGTCATCAACCGCAATGCGGACTTGATGTACAAGACCTATTTGGAGGTCCAACTTCCAGACACATTCAGTGCAGCAGACGGATCAGGTGTCAAGTGGACTGGTGCGTATGAACGTCGTCTTGGATACCAACTCCTCAAGAAGATTGAGGTTGAGATTGGTGGACAGATCATTGACACTCACTATGGTGAATGGTTGTTCTTGTGGGAGAACTTGACCTCTGGATTTGATAACTCTGTCAAGTTAGACAGCATGACAGGTGGTTACCTCGGAGGCACGGAGACCAGTGCAGTCTCTTGCGGAGGTCGCCCAGCAGTCTTGTATATCCCTCTTCAGTTCTGGTTCTGCCGAAACCCAGGTCTTGCGTTGCCCTTGATTGCCCTCCAATACCACGAGGTTCGCATCAATGTAACATTGAACCCTGCAACTGATTTGGTGTCTGGAACCCCTGGAACTGCTGGAAGTGTTTCAACTGCAGCAGCAAAGTTGCCTCAATTGAAGGATATGTCACTCTATGTCGATTATGTCTACTTGGATGTGGATGAGCGTCGTCGATTTGCTCAACAGTCCCATGAGTATTTGATTGACCAACTCCAGTTCGGTCTTCAACAGACACTTACAACGTCAAGTGCCCGAATTGACTTGACGTTGAATCACCCTGTCAAGGAATTGGTTTGGGTTTTCCAAGATGCCCGCAAGACAGATTGTGGTTCTGAGTTGACAAGAAATATGGGATTCACTCAACCTTTCAGTTACGATGATATTGTAAATCGCGCCCGTCTTCAAATCAACGGTCAAGATCGATTTGACGAGCGATATGGTGACTATTTCTGGAAGGTTCAACCTTACCAACACCACTCAGGAGGTGCTTTCTGGCCTATGCGAGCACAGGTTACAACACTTGCTACTACTACAATAACGATTACAGCTGCTAATGCCAGTGTAACCGGAGATGTTCTTACAATCACTGGACAGACTTTTACTGCTCCAAACTATATCATTGAAGGTGCTCTTGTAACATCTGCAAATGGAGGCATCTTTGCACCTGGAACTATTATCAGTGCATTCGGCGGAACAGGTTCTGGAGGAAACGGAACGTATAACATCAGTGAACCTGCTTTAGTTAATGGAACACTTGGTGTTGGTAATAACTTGATTATTACTCTTCCAAATGTAAACTATGCTCCTCATGCTAACCCAATCAACGTGTATTCCTTTGCCCTTCAACCCGAGGAACATCAACCAAGTGGAACCTGTAACTTCTCACGCATTGACACAACCACTCTTGTGTTCGATAGCATTGCTACTTCGGGTATTGCAAAACCTACTAAGTCAACACCCTTCAACTTCAGAATGTATGCAGTCAACTACAACATCTTCCGAGTCATGTCCGGAATGGGTGGACTCGCCTACAGCAACTAAACACTAAATCACTAAATATAATGATCAAGTTGATAGTCGTTTGCTTAATTCTTCTTTTTGTTGCTTGGATCTTGATGAATCCTAAAACAAGTTTCCGAAAAGAGGAACCCACTACACGTTTGTATTCGGAAGGCACCCGTGAAGTCCTAAGGTCTGTTGGATCATTATCGGTGCCAGATGACCCTTCCCAGGGCATTTTACGTGGTCATGACCAAGGATATGACCGATTTCGTGTGAGATAACATACTGACGATATCCATTCAAATCTTGACCGCTCTTTGCAGAACCATGTTTCCAGTTATCAGCATTGATTCTCATCTGCTTTCCTCCTAACTCTGCGCATGATAAGGTGTCATCACACCCTACCTTGCGAAGACCTGCTTTAGAACTAAGATGAATCACAACTTGCGGATTACGCTTCACTTGAAAAAAACGATACCCTTTAGATTCCCATCCATTTGGATCCGCTAAGCAGATCGCTACATCGGTTTCAAAGTCTTTCAAAGAAAAATCCACATCTGGATCTACGACCACACTATAGGTGATACGCTTCATTGATTTCACATGTGATTTTTAATTCAATTGTAGATGCTTCATCAGAGTATTCATGATCAAGGATTTTGTAGTATGAGTCATACCATGATGACTTAATACAGATGCTACTATTCCTCCATCTTCGTAGAGAATTTCAATTCTTATCTCAACATCTGGTTCCTGCCAAAGTCTTATATAAAAGCAATCAGGTCCTTGTTCTCCAGTTTGGTATTTCATATCAGGAAAGTTCAGTTCAGTTAACGTTTTAGAAATAGGTTCCTCCATCTTAGTCTACCTTCTTCAATTTTGGAAAAAATCAATTCCATTTTAAAGACTAAATGTACTTCTTGTTCGAAGCAGTTATCGTTGGATTGTTGTTATTGCCTGTCTTCTGGGTCGCTGAAAAAGCAGGATTCTCAAAGTGGATCACGGTGTTCCTCGCAGGTGCTTTGTTCCACATCACTGCAGAGTTGACTGGAATTAATCACGCTTATGTTCTAACAAAGCACTAGAGAGATCATCATACGTTCCATAACCATACCCACATAAATGCCCTACAAATCGATCACGTTTTGCTTGTAAATACTCGGTTCCTTCAATCACTTTTTCAAAGAGAGTGAATGAATCGTCTACCGATACAAAGATAGGTTTAGTATCTGTCCAATGATTTTGAGGAAGAACATGATGAATACGTTTGAGTGAATCATCGTCAAATGGTACACTCAACTGGATGAGTTTGTCTAACAGAGTTACTGAGATTGTTTTAGATTTATACGCCATTGTGTCTGAGTTTAATGTTTTTGACAAACTCAAATCTGTTTTAAAAGATGTCTCGCAACATGTTCGACTACATTGACATTTACCGAGTTTCCTAGTTGGCGATACGCAACCGCATCTTTTTCAGGCAGAATATGCTCTTCAGGAAAACTTTGAAGACGAGCGCATTCACGAGGTGTAATGTATCGTCCCTTGGATCCTACGATTGAAGTTTGAACAATCGCAACTAAGGTTGGAAAGTCGGTTGCATTCTTGACTCGAATTCCAGATTGTCGTAATTGAATGTAGTGATTGTCAAGAACTTTGTCAGTCGGTTTCATAACTCCTGCTTGCCATTCAAGTTTCGCATAGACCTTGCGTTTTTCAAGAACCTCTTTGTGTTTTTCCATCCACGCATCCCAGATAGGTTTGTGCGCTTCGTAGAGTTTCTTGTTCTTAGTGATGTAGGTCTTCTTCCACTTGGCAATTCCTTCAGCATCTGGATCTTCATTGAAATACTCAAGAATGATTGGGACACCTAGAGCAGTTCCTGCTAGAACCGGAATCATTTCATCCCATGCTTCACAGACCCTTTTGAATTCAGGTTTGATGTTGTATTTTGTTTCAACTTTCTTCTTCTCTAAGATGACGACCTTTTCCTTCACAGGTTCAGGTGGAAGACTCACCGAACCAATGTCTTTTCGTACTCCCATGAAATACACACGTTCACGTTTTTGCGGAACTCCAAACATGTGTGGACTTAGAACTACATGCTTCATGTCGTATCCAAGATCATCAAATACTTTGAGAATGGTTTCAAAGACAGCACCTTTCTGAACCTTGAGAATATGCTTGACGTTCTCAAGAAGTAAGTATCGTGGTCTCTTTGCCTCTACAATCCTTGCGATTTGGTAGAAGAGCGTTCCTCGTGTATCTTCAAGTGCGCCTCGTCGTCCTGCGTTTGAGAATGGTTGACAAGGGAATCCACCACAAAGAACATCATGATCAGGAATGTCTTCTGCTTTCAATTGATAGATATCACCGAACGGTCTCATTCCAAAGTTTTGCTCATATGAATCCTGACAATTTTTGTCAATGTCTGAGGCAAGAACGCATTCACCTCCTAAGTTCTCTAGAGCACGATGAAATCCACCCATTCCACAGAAAAGGTCTACAAATTTGAAAGGCATGTAAAAAGAGTTGTATTAAAGAAGTGAATATCCATTTTGAAGTTAAGCGAGAGGAACGTCAACAGTTTGACGACTCTCTGCGATTGCTTTCTTAACACGATCTAGTGCAAGTTTCGTGATGCTTTCAACAGGCACAACTGGGATTGATTCAGGGAATTGAATGTCAACCTTGTATTCCATAGGAAGTTTTGGAATAAATCCAGCGAGGAATCCAGACTTGAATCCTAAACTGGATTGAGAATCTACCTTGCCTTCTTCTGAATCCTTTTTGTTGTATACTTCCTTGTTAAGGGTAGCACTATCGGTTCCAGGAGGAAATGAGGATAGGATGATATCGTGATCAAGGTATACAATTCGAGTCCTCTTGCGTTTCACCTCTGTATAGATGATCAAGGTTGGAGGGAGTGGACGAATCTCTGCTTTGGATTCACCACGATAGTTCTCAAGAATAGGCGATTGACTAATATCACCGCTGTTCTTTAGAGAAATTCCAATCGTAGTCTTGCCTACTTCAACTTGAATATCAATCACGTTTGATGAGGATGCTACGTTTTTAGTAGGGAATCCAAGTGCATTGATAAGTTCAGTGATCGCATCTTCAGAAACTCCGCCGGTTACAAATTTGTTTACGTTGAGTGATGGTGGAAACATCACACGGCAGACAAGTATCTCTTGTATTGCTTTTTCTGCGAGTACTTTACCTTCTGGAGATTTCATCTTGTTGAAGACTTCCATAATTGCTCTCGCATTCTCTGTCTCTGTAGGTTTAAGAAGTTGTTCAGCAGGTGGATTTTCTCGTTTGTATACTTTTTCATGTGTTTTGCAGTAATCACCTTCGCATTTATTTCTACAAGGTGATCCAAAATTGCTCACACCCTTACATGGGTTTGGTTTTACTCCACCTATTACTGTCTTGAGGGTTTTGGTTACTCGTTTCATTCTGTGAGTTCTTGCCATTATACTATTTGTAGATTATGGTTTCCATTTTCTAAAAATGATCGTCCAAAATGGATTTGATCGGTCCAACAAAACTCATCCCAAGTCCTACATGCGATATACTGTGTGAGGCGTGCGTACATACGATACAATGTTGAAGTTGATTCCCTACAGCGTCAGAATG